GAGGCCCCAAAGCTCTATGCTCCGGTGGTTCCCAGTAACATTTTTCTTGATGTATGCTGGTACCCACTACCTTGGTTGAATGATGAAGATCATTTTACCGAGATACTTATTAGAGTCTACCTCCACCGCCTTGGGATCATCGTACCGGAGGTTTGCGAGTCCGAGGAATCGGATGGGGACGCGAGTCCCCCTAGCAAATAATTGCTAGTCGCGTCAATTGACGTGAGTCATTGACATTCCAGGTGCATCCATTAACCAGACAATGTTGGAGGATTGCTATGGCAAACCGAGCTGAGCGTCGGAAAAAAGATCGTGGGTTGGGCAGTGATCTATTAACTGCTTTTATCCATGATACTGTTTTCAGGCTCCTCATCTTGGCAGCTGTAGCCGTTCTCTACGTTGTGCTGTCAATGTGGGCGTTCCTGGATATCAGCTACCTTGAAATGGTCGATCGTGTGTTGCTCAAAAGGTGACATATGGGAAAACTATTTCCGGGTTCAACGTGGGCCGCGGCTCAGCTGAGCCGGAAGGGCAAGTACGGGTTGCCTGCTTACGGAGAAGATGTGACGTTCGTGCTTTCCGTTGACGGTGTACCAATATGGACCAGTCCGACTGTGCCTCTTAATAGGGCGCAAGAGTACTTATCCGTTAAGTTACACCGTCCGCGAGAGGGCACTTATCGTTGCATTGCCTCCTTCCGCAGTAACGACTTCTTTACTCGCCATCGACGTACTTACCGGTTGCCTGTTTTTGTTACCATCCTTCCTTCTGGGTGGCGACAGTTCAGGTTTTACAGTAAGGACCGTCCGTTCTCCTTCTATCTCACCCAGTGGGGTAGGAGCCTGTCTTCGTTTTTCAAAAGCAAAACGAAGTCGTCAGACCTGACTGCTTTCGCAGCTTCAATGAAGAGTTCGAACTTACCTGGGACAAAGTCCTTTAACCAACCATTCATGAGAATAATTGTGGACGAGTGCTTTCCACCTACTTCGGTGGTTCCGCAGTCGTACCTCAGTTACTATCGTTCGTGGACTGGTGTCCGGACTCCTAACTTCGGTAAGTTGAATGGCAGAAGATTGCCGATTAATCCTCATACTGTGGATCTGCGAAGAATCGCAGATAACCTCGGTACCAAATGTTTCTTTCAGCCGAAGCCGGGTACTTGTGGCATCGACCGATGGTACGTTGAAGAGAATAAATCGTCATCATTGTTTACAGGAATGACTCCTGCTAATCCGGTGCATGATGCATCGAATGTGAACAAGGCCTTGAGTCGGTTGGCTAAACGAGCTGATAACGACCTCTCTGCAAATAATGCGCAGAACGTCGCCCAGTTCGGACAGTTTATCCGGTTGGCGGGCAATAACATTGCCCGTATAACGAATGCAATGCGTAACCTGAAAAGAGGAAACTTTTCTAAGGCCGCAGACGCGTTATTTCAAGGTAAGCAACCGAAGTATCGCCCTGGAGGTGGCCTATCCAAAACTAAGACTCTGGCCCAAAATTGGCTCGAGTTGCAGTATGGGTGGAAACCACTTCTGAGTGATATCGACGGTACGCTCAAAGCCATCGCAAAGTTCAACTATGCAGGCTATGTTGTTCAGCAGGTCAGGTCGTCTGCGACATCGAGTGTGTCAACCGCTAGCCCAGTGCTTAATGTGCACCAACGCAATGTCGGAACAAGGTACATTCGTACCATTAGTACGACAAAGTATGGGTTGCGCTACGTACTGGACGATAGGCTGACCGCTTTACTGGCACAGACGGGCTTTCTAAACGCTCCCGCTTTAGCGTGGGAGTTGCTTCCATTCTCCTTCGTGGTGGACTGGTTTCTGCCAATAGGCCCATACCTTGAAGCGCTTCAAGCGTGGAAAGGTTACAAGTTTATTGACGGGTTCCGTGTTCAATTTACGAAACAGGAGACTTTCTCGTCCGCATATTACAACTACCAGTTGTCGTTTCAACCAGGTGCCGAAGTGTATTCGGGTAGCGGTGCGTATTCTTCAACTTTGATACTGTTGGATAGGACAAAGCTAACTACTTTTCCTATGCCGCAGTTCCCTCAGCTGAAAAATCCGTTTTCCGTTACTCACGTACTCAACGGTCTGGCTCTGATGCGACAATTATTTAAGTAATCTGGGATGTTGTGGTATTGCTAAGCGGACTAACTCTCTTAAAGGAAGTTACTATGGCGGCCTTAGCTGCTATGAAGTTGTCAACCATTCTCGGCACTATGGCAAGAACTACTTCTGCCACTGTCGGGTTTGACAAGACGTATGACCCCGAGGGTATTAATACCAACGGTGTCGTGCGGTGGGTCGACAGGTCTGGCGGAATCGCCCTCCTGTACCCTGCCTTTACGTTGTCGGTCCGGCCCCCCACAAGGGCGAGCCGGGTCTACAAAATAACGGGCAAGCTCGTTCTCCCCACGGGGGATATCACTGCGCCAACAACGATGACCGGTATTCAACCGGCGCCGTCTAAAGCGTATGACATTACCTGCGTGATGGAGTGGCTGATCCCAGAACGGAGTAGCCTTGCTGAGCGCCAAGCGGCGTTCAGTTTGGCTCATTCCGTTATGGTGTCAACGATCAACGCTTCGGATGACGTGCCCACTGATGCAACGGGCTCGCCACTCAAGGCGGCGGTCGAGACGTTCGAGACCGTGTATTAACTACACCTAGCCTTTAACGTCGTTCACTCCAGGAGAATACCATGTCTTCTAAGAAGTATGGTGTCGGCAAGTTCATTTCTGGACTTGCCAGCTACCGCGTGCCACTAGAGGTAACCTCTAGCTTCGTTGAGAAGTATCTTATCGCCCTTGATTGTCCTCGAGCATTAACGGTTCTCATACTCTGGAGAAATTCAGAGTGGGAGCAAATCGCCAAACTCGAGTACGATCCCCTTCACTATAATTCGGTGAAGGGAGTTAGGGATTCCTACGCTGCTACCAAGTTCTTGTCAAAGTTCAAGGATTTCTCCCTGGATTATGATTTGGACGAAGTAGCAATCAAGAAGTTCGAAGAGTTTGAACTTCTGTGTAAGGAAACAAACAACCGCTTCAGACATTTGGTATCTGACCCTCTTTATAAAGGTCAGATCGTGTGGCTGCATCACGCAGCTATACGAAAAATAGCCGAGTGTCTTGGTGATTGTTCGTTCGATGAGTTCTTTTCTCGAGCGGATTGGGGCCCTGGCGCAACGACTCTGATGAAGAGACGCCATGCCAGTTCTTCCAATAAGTTCCAGCGTGAGGCTGGGATTACGCGAGATCTGTACGCCTTACTCCCGAAAACTGTCCTTGAAGAGGTTTATCCTCTCTGGGGCAAGCATCTTTCTGAGATTGGGTTCCCCCAGTTTCAGGTAGGGAATAAGGTTGTCACTGTGCCCAAGGACGCTACGACAAATCGTATGATCGCCATTGAACCTGGAATCAATCTTTGGTTCCAGTTAAGTGTCGGTCGTCAGATTGCGCGTAAGCTTCTTGGGGTGGGTGTTGACTTAAATTCGCAAGAGAGGAACCAGCGGTGGGCCAGGCTCGGGTCGTTAGACCGTTCTCTGACTACTGTTGATTTAAGCTCAGCGAGTGACTCGATATCGATTGGGGTTGTACGGGAATTAATACCTCCTGTATGGTTTCAGTTGATGGAGAAATGTCGATCCCACTTTGGCATTCTCAGAGGCAAGCAAATTAGGTGGGAGAAGTTCTCCAGTATGGGGAACGGCTTCACCTTTCCGCTTGAATCCCTTATATTCTGGGCCGCTGCTCGGGTAGCTACAGACTATGTCTGTGGCCGTTCGGGACGCGTCTCAGTGTTTGGGGATGATGTCATTTTACCGACATCTGCCTTTGAGACCTTCTCAGAGCTAATGCTTTTCTACGGCTTTCGCATTAACCGGAAGAAGAGTCATTCTGTGACTTTCTTCCGTGAAAGCTGTGGAGCGCATTGGTATTCTGGTGTTGACATTAAGCCATATTACCTTAAAGGTAATTTATCATCTGTGCCAGCGGTTTACCGCGCGGCTAATTCGGTGCGAAGACTAAGTCATAGGTTCGCCTCACGGCTCGCCTGTGATAAAGTTTTCTACCCGAGTTGGGCTTACTTAATGCGAAAGGTACCTTCAGACTTACGCCTGAGGATACCTGAAACATTAGGTGACGGTGGCTTTATCTCTAATCTTGATGAAGCCGTTCCGTCCAGGGCTAAACATGGTTTTGAAGGATTCCATGTTCAGTCACTGGTAACAGTAAGCAAAACTTACGAAGATGATGGCGTTGGGGTTTTATTATCCCAACTTTGGCGTCTGTCTTCACTTCCAGATATAAACTGGTTCGAAGGCCAACCTAAGCTTGATTACTTTGCGAGAAGGCTGAAAAGCCTTGGGACTTTACGTGAGCAATCGTGGGGTAATGATATCCCCATGAGCGCCAACGTGAAGTTGCGTCTCGTAAAGAGCTTAGTGCATCAGTGGTACGATCTAGGACCCTGGGTTTAACCCCTAGGTCTTTTCTCAAGGGATCTGGCCAGGTTGAATTCCTGGTCGAACTCAAGAGTGGATAGAGGTCTTCCTCTTACCAAGTGGGGATAAGCGCG